GGTGAGCCTTGAGTGTCAACCATTTGATACATGTCATCTTTTACGAGGGCTTTTTGTTTAACATAGCCATCGTAGAAGGCGCAACCAGAATTGTGATAGTAGGCAAATTCTTTCTCTTGAACATCGGGAAAAAGGGTCGTACGCAGGATAGTAAGTATCTCACGCGTAATGACGGATTTTCCGATATTCGAAGGTCCAGCAATTATTATACAAGCAGGTTCGGGTCGGGCATCCTTGAAGCGAGGGGCGCAGTCAAGGGATTTCATGTAAAGTGTTTTGATAATATTATAGAGCATAGTGTAACGGGTGGTGATGTGGGGGGGGAAGTGAGGTTTGTAGATGTCTTTAGATAGTTCGACGGCACGCACATAGCATCTTTCGATGCGAGTGCATACTGAAGAGTCAGTGGTCATGTCTGTTCGTGTTTCTGTGGTGTCAAGTGATATAACTTCATTGGCGAATTCTTGGAATTCAGGGACCATGGATGATATTTTAATATCGTCCATGTTAAAGCCAAAGAATTCATATATTTTCTTAACACACCAGTCAGCGAGTTCGGATATAACTTTGTAGAGAGATGAGAGGGAAGTGGCAACGCGAGCCATGTCACAAATGGTCTTGATCTTGCTGTCTTGAGAGACAACAACTGTGGAGGCGACGCCAGTAAAAGCGAGTGAGAGGGCAGTGACAAGATGTTGGACCATCTTGTGGCTATCGAAAGCTATTGGCACGTCCATTTGACAGGTGTTAGTGACAGGTTCTGTGGTCGAAGAGGGGGAGGAAGATGAGTTTTTAGATATGTCTGTGGTATCGTTTTTGTCGAAAGAGGGTGAAGTCTTGAAAGGGTTAATCCAGTTGAGGTCTGTGATCTGGGAGAACCATGCGGCGAAGTCTTGAAGGAGAGTCATTATAGCTGGTTGAAGGAGGGATTGAGCACATTTGATAAAAGAAGAGAAGGTGAGCATTAGTTGAGTGATTTGGAGTGTGACAACGACGGGATCGAAGTTGGAGAAATACATAGTAACGAATGGGATAGCGAAGCATAGGAAGGATTCAATAGCTGAGGGAGAAAAGAGCTTAGAGTCAACGAAGAATTGGAGGAGAGTTTTTTGCATGACTTCAACGGATGAGGCAACTGTTTTGGCAGTTTCAACACCAGTTTCTTTAATGGTTTGGGCTATTTTGTCGGATGCAGTGTCAAAGACGGTGGAGTCGAAGAAGAGGTCAAGGAATCTGCCTTGGGCATGGTTGGGATTATCGCGTTTTGCGCGGAGTTTCTCTTGGGCTATAGTGGAAAATTCATTGAGGAGGATAATTTCATTGGGAGTCCATTTTCTTTCGTTGAGGGCACGAAAAGCTTCGACGACATTTTTAGTCGCTTCAATTGATTGCTTATCACTTGGAATCAGATCGTGATAAGGAGCGGGACGTGTTTTGTTTTGGAAAGATTTGGTCATATTGTAGAGATTGGAGTTGTAGGTAAGATATTGCTCGGGTGGGATATAGATAGGTGGAAGGCGAGCAGCAGTGTTAAGTAGGTGGTGAACAGGTTC